CCGTGATCTCCTTCTCGATGAGATCAAGATGCTCGACGGCATGATCGCTGAAGTCGAGGATCAGCTCTCCCAAGTCGGAGCCAACTTGAGAAAGTTGAGGGTAGTTCGGGAAGCACTCCAGCATGTTACTGGTGAGCAGACCGAGTTAGATTTGGATTCGTAATAATAGTAGTTAGAAAGCAAGCTCGTCGCAGAGTTTTTTAGTCTTCTCTTTGCGACGGGCTTTTTTCTGCTCACAAATAAACTTATATGATTACATACGCATTAGATTTTGAAACCTACTACGACAAGCACTGCTCTATACGCAAGCTTGGCCCGTTAGGGTATTTTTCCCATTATGACTTCGACGCGTATATGGTGAGCGTCGTTGGTGATGATGGATATGAATGGGTGGGTCACCCTGAAGATTTTGACTGGAACCTCCTTAACGGCAATATCGTTCTGTCCCATAACGCATCATTTGATGAAACACTTTACCTCTACGGAATCAACTATGGTTGGTGGCCTAAAGTAGAACCCGCAGAATGGCACTGCACCGCAGACATGGCCGCTGCTGTAGGTCTGCCAAGGTCATTGAAGAACTCAACTGCTGAAGCTTTCGACTTAGAGATCTCCAAATCTACCCGTGATAACATGTCAGGTAAGACGTGGGCGGGTATGACTAAGGAGTTCCAGAAGGAAGTAGAAGAATACGCTATCAAGGACTCTGTTCTCTGCCTCCGTCTATGGAAGGCTTACGAGTCTAAGTGGTCTCAGTTTGAGCGGGACATCAGCGTCGCAAACCGACGAATCGTTCAGAGAGGATTACCTATTGACATATACGCTCTTCGTAAAGCGAAAGAGACAATCAGTGAACTCATCTTTGAAACTGAGAAAGCTATCCCTTGGGCTGATGAAAAGCCCTTACTTAGCCGTAAAGCATTCGACGAACATTGCATCAAACTCGGCATCGAGCCACCCGCCTCTCTAGCCAAGACTGATGTTGATGCTCAGAGATGGTTACTAGCACACGGACACAAATACAAATGGATCGAAGCTGTAACGAACTGGCGTCGCATAAACACGATCAAGAAGAAGCTAGATAGCTTCGATCATGCTACTATGCCAGACAATCGATACTACGGTGGTATTATGTATTTTGGCGGTCACACTGGTCGTTTCAGTGGTAGTGGTGGTAACCTCAATCTCCAGAACTTACCGAGAGATGAGATGTTCGGAGTCAACATGCGTAACTTGATTACTGCCCCTAAAGGTAAGAAGCTAGTCGTTGTTGACCTCTCGCAAATCGAAGTCCGCACTCTATGCTGGCTATCCGGCGACCGAGACACGATGGACGCTATCGAAGCGTCGGATGATATCTACGAAGCGTTCGCAATCCAATTTGGCCTGTGGTCTGAAGATAGGGGAGTCCTAAAGAAGGAAAACGCCAAGCTGAGGCACAAGGTCAAAGCTCTCGTATTAGGCTGCGGCTACGGTGCGGGTGCTAAACGGTTTGCTGAGATGTATGATATGCCCCAGCAAGAAGCCCAAGACGCTGTCAACCTTTACCGGAGGAAGCTCGCGAAGGTTCCCCGCTACTGGAAGAAACTAGACAAAGAAGTAGATAAAGCATATAATGCTGGTCGCCTGTCTCTGACACTCCCATCAGGCAGATCTCTAAATTACGGAAATCTTCGCAAGACTCTGGCTCAAGGACGAGTCCAGTTTGTCTCCAGCATCAACCGGAATGGCCAGAAACGCATCATGAAATTATGGGGTGGAGTCCTCGCTGAGAATCTATCTCAGGCTTTGGCCAGAGATATTTTCAGTTTTATGATGTTAGAGATCGACAAGGCTGGCATAGATATTATTTTCCATGTTCATGATGAAGTAATCTGCGAGTGTGATGAAGACAAAGCCGAAGATACCCTACAAAAAATTACCCAAATTATGTCCACTCCTCCTGAGTGGATTAGCGATATTCCTCTGGATGCAGAGGGAGAAATTCTAACCCAATACCAAAAATAATGACCTACAGATATTTACGTAACCTACGCGACAGTAAAACACAGAAAGTTAGTAGACTGGATAACCAAAAAATAACTAAACCTAATTTCAAGAGTAAAGCAGACTACCGAGAATGGTGTAGCAATAGTGATACTGATCACGTATTCTATTCTTGCGTTGAAGGACGCGCGCCGTCTAAAAGAGTTAGCAATGACAACCCCGTCCACAAAATTCATGGGGTAGTAGCAGACTACGACGCACCAGTTAATTGGAAAACCTTCCAGAATAACTTAGCAAACGCCTGTGCATCTGTGCCAACTCCTACATGGGCCAGTCGAACTCAAAGTGATTACCTTCGACTAGTTTGGGAATTTGAATCTGCAATACCGATTGATCCGTCTATGTATGACTCGTTCATTAATTATATGAACAAGGCTTTGAAGATGGATAAACTATTTGCTGGCTTTGATAAGACTTCATTTAAACCTAACCAGTATTTTGAGTTAGGTGAAGACTGGATAAAGACCGGAGATGAAACTCCGACAAGCGTAGTTCATTCGTGTTTATCTAAAGCCGTGGCATCAAAACCACCAGAGTCTTCTGACACATCGATTCCGTTAGACGTAGTCGCAGAAGAAGTTGAATCCCGATTCCCGAATCGCTGGTTCGGTGATTTTGAAGTCGGAGCCAGAGGTCCACTATTCTGGATCGATGACGGCATCAACCGCGATGGTTGTCAGGTTGTGGAAGATGGCATCGTCTGTTATTCAGATAGAGCGGGTAAAGGATTTATGAGCTGGTCGGACATCTTTGGAAATTCATTCGTAAAAGACTACGAGACCAAGAAGCTAGCTAACCTACTCGACGAATACTGGTTCAACGGGAAAAGCTTCTTCAAGCTTCTGTATGGAAACGCTGTATCGATACCGAAGGAACAACTTCTTCTTGAGCTACGTCAGGCTGGCTTCTCTGTCAGAGTAAGAAGAGGTAGGGCAATCAGTGAAGTGGAGGAAGCCCTTCTCACGATTAGTAATAATAACCGCATTGATGAGATTGCTCCTGTTGTGTTTTCAAACGAACGCATCGTATCGTATAACGCTAGCCGGATTCTCAACTGCTCTAACCTAGTTCCAGTTGATCCTGACTCTGACGGTGACCCATCGAAGTGGCCGTTCCTTCATCAATGGTTGAATCAGCTATTTGTGAATAGCTCAAAGAACTCAGCCTTAGATTACTTTTACTCTTGGATGCAGCGTTTCTACACTGCGGTTTTGGATAGGGTTCCTTTACAGGGACAAGCTTTGCTGCTGGTCGGGCCGACAGGTCGCGGCAAGTCGCTACTGTCGAACAAAATTATCAGCGGACTCGTGGGGGGTTTCTCTGATGCGTCTGACTATTTGTCAGGTCAGACGAAGTTCAACAAAGACTTAGGTAAGGTAGCGTCTTGGGTCATTGACGATACCACCTCAGCAGCAAGCTTCCAAGACCAGAGACGTGCAACTGAACTACTCAAACGTGCGGTAGCCAATCCCAGAGTCGAGTATATGGCCAAGTATGCAGACGCTATGTCGATTCCTTGGACAGGACGAGTTATCTTGTCACTGAACATGGACGCCAACTCGCTGTCAGTGATCCCTTCTCTGGATACTAGTAATCGTGATAAGCTCATGGCCTTATTGATTGCTGACTCCTCTACAACATCATTCCCACCTAACGCCCAGCTAGAAGCTACCATCGAACAAGAACTGCCGCACTTTGGTAAGTTCCTACTCGACTGGAAGATCCCTAAAGAAGTTGAAGACGTTGGTCGGTTCGGAGTTAAGTCATACATCGAGCCTACTATTGCAGATGCCGCTTATGATAACAGCAGCCGCAGTTCGATAGCAGAGTTGGTCGAGTTCTTCGCCAAGCGTTGCCGAGAAGTTTATCCTGACTTGGACCTATGGAGCGGGACTCTTACGGAGTTTCAGGTGGCGTTACATGAGTTGAACAATGGACGTGACGTAGGTTCTTCCCGTAATCTAGAGTTCTGTCGAAGAGGGATGATAACTCTTGAAGAAGCAAGTCGGGTCAATAACAAGATCCGCCCTGTTATTTCTCAAGGACAAGGCGGCGGTAAATTGTGGAGCATTGACCTGAGTGAGATTTACGATATAGGTTATACAGCGGATGACAAACGAAGATCTTCAGATCAGGAGGCAGGAACTTTGCGGTGAGTTCTGGATGGAACTTCGGCAAATTCTCGAACAAATCGGAGGAGATCCATCAGTCGTTGACGCCTACATGGACGCCCCCCTCAGTGAGTTTGTAGATTTCGTAGCTCCCAATGGTATAAGACCCGTCTATAAAAAGACGGGCCACATCCACCACAACTGCCTACCGCCGGATGAGGAGTGACTCGAACGCATCAGGCCGACGAGTCCTCTTTATTTCGATGTTATAGCCATCAGCCTTGAATCGAAACCCGCCTGCGTCCCTCTCGCCCTTCTTACTGAACCGTTTCTTGTGGATAATGGACTTCTTAGGCGACCACCCGCAGAGCCACACCTTACGAAGGTTCTCGTGGACCCGCATGAAGAAGTATACGTCAGCTTCAAACTTACTGAACTTCGTCTTCACAACTGAGGCGTTGTAGTTAAGCATCGGCCTCGATGTGCATTTCTTAGCCTTAACGTCAACCGTCAGACCTTTGTATTCGTAGTCGTGAGTGAACGAATTATTGCCCACGTAGTCGAACTGCTTGAAAGTATTCTCAAATGCTACCTCACCAAGAAAGCCCGTCATGTTACCCTTACCGTTGGTAAAAGAAGTTCTGAGACTACCTAGAGCTTCAGATCTTTTAAACGCTTCGGCAACGTCATCAGGCGTTGGTTTGTAGATTATGAAACGACTCAAAATTTACCTTTTCTACGGCGTATATTCTTCAGAATCTTAGCCGTTTTTCTATGCTTCGCGGTCTTCTCCGCGATACTTTTAGGTTGCTTAACGTATTGTTTACCAGCCTTCATCCCCTCTCTTTTCTTCTGACTAGTGCGCGAATACTCTTCATCAGTCAAAGCTTCACGCGCAGCCTTCGGCAAATACCGCTCACCTGTCTCCAAAGACGGCTTACCGGATTTGGTTCCCCATTTCTCTCGTGTCCAGTTGTCGAGAGATCTCTGTGACCTACGTTTTGGCATCAGTATCTAGACTTAGGAGTAGCCCGTTTACGAATTATTTTATTAACCTTCTTCTTAGTAGAAGACTTAGTTGATGGCTTTGTGTGTCCGTATCCTTTTTTCTTCATAGCTAAATGTTGTTCGTAGGTGTTCGCTTTATAGCCCTTACCGGACTTATCATACATCATGTGTGGTTTAAAATTTTTCATTAGTCTCTGTATCCTCCTCCTGCTTTTTTATATCTTGCT